CATCACATAATAATAATTATTTTGCTGGTGTTGACAACTTCCCTGTTGGTATTCAGAATAGTTACCTTGACAAGCAAGAGAAGTTCTATTATGTCGCTTCTTCTGGTCTACCAAACTACCCAATCTTTGCAACTGACAATAAGGTCTGGGTAAAGACCAGTCCTATTGAGGTTGTGGACGGATTTGGCACACCTTTACTTGGTGGTGGGTTTACTTATACTATACAGTCTTATGACCCTGCCTTTGACCCTGCTGCAGGGACTAGTCTGTTAGCACACAATTATGTAACTGGTGATAGAATCTATTGGGACAATACAACTAATAGTGGAATCAATACTGGTATCTACTTTGTGACTGCAATCAACCAAACTGACTTCTATCTTTCATATAGTGGTTCTGATGTATTTGCTAAGAAGTATATCGCTGTTAGGACATCAACTCCTGGCCAATACATCTATAAATCTGGATGGCAAAACAAAACACTTAAAAACCAGAAGATACTTAGAAAGTATCCCTTCTACAAAGAAAAAGAATTATTTGACGATCCTAATAAGAGAGATGTTAATAACAGACCTGTAGGATTGATGGCGAATGGTGTTGAACTCTTTCCCCCTACTGTTTTTGATGAACAAATCTTTCATGGTGATATTACAAGCATTACTGTTACAAATCCAGGCTCAGGTTATGATGTAATTACAGGCCCTCCACTTATTATTAAAGATCAACAAGGATTTGATGCTTTAGGTCACGCTAACGTTGTTGGATCTTTCAAAGAAGTAAAACTTGTATCTCCTGGCATAGGATATCAAGAGAAACCAAAGATTACCGTAGAAGGTGGTAATGGTAGTGGTGCTGTTCTTGAGTCTAATCTCGTAAGAGGTAGAATTGTTGCTAACTTTAAGGCAGATGGATCATCAGTTAACACAACTGACGAAAGTATTTCATTTGAAGATAGGCATAACTTTGAAACTGGTGAAGGTATCATTTATGATGCAAGAGGTAACACACCGATTGTAAACGTCGTTAGTGGATCTGCTTATTATGTTGCTCCAGTAAATGAGAAAAAAATTAAGTTACATAATACTCCAGAAGATGCTAAATCTGGAATCAATACTGTTAATATTGGAAATATAAGTTTTGGTTTTCATAGGTTTACCACAGTCAAGTCAAAAAATACAATAACCAAGATCTATGTAAAAAATTCTGGATCTGGATATTCAAATAGAAAGGTAATCGTTCCAGCAAGACCTGTTAACGGAGACATTCAATCTGGTATTAGTACATCTGACGATTATATACTGGCATACGATCATCACTTCAATAACGGAGAGATTGTTGAGTATTCTACAGATGGAACTGTTGCTAATGGACTTTCTACTTCAACACAGTATGCTGTCAAAGTTATAGATCCTAATAGATTCAAACTTTGTGATGTTGGGGTTTCCTCACAAAGAAATCTTACAAATTATGACAAAAATAAAACCGTTGTAATTCGTGGATTGGGCAGTGGTAAACATACTATAAAGTACCCACCTATATCAGTAAAGATTGAGTCATTATCAGGTCTTGCTGCTACCACGGTGATAAAACCAGAGATAGATCCAATAGTTCTTGGTTCGATTGATAATGTTTATCTGGAACAAGGTGGTATTGGTTATGGTTGTACTAATATCATGGACTTTCATAGAAGACCTGATGTTGGTATCGCCACAGTTACATCTTTAGCTCTTCTGAAACCAATTATTATTGGTGGATCTATTATTGGTGTCCAGATACTTGCAAATGGTAATGGATATCGTGAAGACTCTGATATTCTTATATCATCTCCCACAGGTAGCTTTGGAGATGTACGTCCTATAATCACAGATAACAAAATTACTGGTGTACAAATATTAGATGGTGGTATTGGTTATGGTGTAAGTGATACTACCATGATATTACAGAATAGAGGTAAGAGTGCTAAGTTTATTGGTAATGTTCGTGAATGGAAGATTAACCAAGTTCAAAAAAATGAAAATATCATCAACGTTGAAGATTCTATACTAACAAAACCAAGCACAAACCCAGAGTTCCAATTACAGACTATTGGAATGTATCCTCCACAAAAATTAAGATACCAATTAGGGGATAACATTGACTCTGGTAATTTGGAAACACCTAATGCTTTCCACTCACCTATTCTGGGTTATGCATATGATGGTAATCCGATTTATGGCCCATACGGATATCAGAACGCAGTCGGTGGTGCTATTAGAAGATTGAGTAGTGGTTATATTCTTGATACGAGCGTTAAAGCGGGTCTAAGACCTCCTGGCTTTGCTTTTGGATACTTTGTTAATGATTATATCTTTGACAACTCTGGCGACCTAGACATACACGGTGGTAGGTATTGTGTGACTCCACAATATCCTGATGGAACATATGCCTACTTCTATAGTGTTGATGTTGACTCTAGTGGTGTTGCTAAACCTAAGTTCCCATATATGATTGGTGGACAGTTTAAAGATACTCCTATAGAAGAAAACTTTGTCACTTTCTTCAACCAAGATATTGATATAGCAGGCAGAGATCTAGTAAGAAACATATCTCCATACTACCTATCATACGGTAACTCTGACTATGAGTTGATTGATGATGTAAAAGATGTATTGAAGCAAGAATTTGAAGTTATAAAAACAAAGAGTGCTGGAATATCATCTGTTACTATTTTTTCTAGAGGAGATGGTTATAAAATTGACGATCCACTCGAATTAGACAATAAAGGAACTAATGGTGCTGGTGCTAACATAGTTGTAAGTGAACTTTTAGGTAAACAAGTAAGTTCTGTTGAAATAGGAATCAACACATACACTGGCACTACACTTAGACTTGATAAGAGAAACATTGTAGGTGTTACTACAGTTCCACATGGTATAGCAGATGGTGAAACAGTTATATTGAGTGGTATTGATACATCTCAGTTTACAGAGTTCAACGGGGCTCAAAAAGTTCAAGTTATCAGCAGAAAAGTTGGTCTTTCTACATTCGTAGATATTGTAACAAACACTGGAGTATCTACACATATCTTTGTGACTGATACTAGAGGTTTTACTCCAAGTGATTATATTGGTGTTGGTACAGAGACTATGATTGTCACTGGCATTGATACTAACTTCTCTAGATTGTTTGTAAACAGAGAAAACTTTGTTGGTGCTGCAATAACTCATCAACCAGGCATTGATAATGTAATATTAAAACCAGATAAGTTCTTGTTCCCTGTTGGAACGTCAACAATTTCACAATTTACCTTTGAGAACTATCTTACCTACTTTAATCCATCGGAAACAGTTGGTGTTGGATCTACAGGAACACATTACACAATTACTAGCACTGGTTTAGGAACACAAGCAATTCAGACTGTAGAAAATCGTTTTGTACCACAACAAAGAATATATCTTAAGAATCACAAGTTCTTTACTGGACAAAAACTTGTTTATAACATGGGTATTGGTGGCACATCTCTTGTTTGGGCAAAAGTATCTGCTGGTGCAACTTCTGGAGTTGGAACTGAAGTACTTCCTGATGGAGAGGTCTATGCAGTCAACTTTGATAAAGATTATATCGGATTAACCACTGTAGCATTCTCCACAGCTGCTGATGCAATATGGTTTTATAATGTCGCTTCTAATATTGGATTTGCACACTCTTTATCAACTGCATATCCTCAAGTAACAACTAAAGTAGAAAGATTCTTCGGTGAAGTTGGTTGTTCCTCTGCTCACCAACTTGCTGCTGGTGATATAATCAAAATTGACGCTTTACCTAAGTCCAGTGAATCAACAGTCCTCAGATATGATCCAGTTCTTGCTAAAGTCACTACAAAACGAGTTGGATTTACATATACAAGTTTTTCTGCTGATTTAACTCAGATAAACATTGGTGATCAAGACTTACAGAGTGGTGATAAAGTTGTTTACTATGATAATGGAAATACAATCAATGGATTGATCAATAATGAGACATATTTTGTTCTTAGGGAAGATCCAGACTTTATAAAACTATGTAAATACAAATCTGATGTAATTGACTCTAATCCAGTTTCAATATCGACAGTCACGACTGCAAGTGCTAACAATTTAAGTTTCATTGCTAAAATTAACCCACCTTTGACTTTTACAACAGGTAATATCATAACATTTGATGTTTCTGATCCAAGTTTGACTGATATGAGATTGGACTTCTTTGAAGATATCAATTTTAACGATAAACTTGATGTTCAAGGTACAAACGCTGGTGGATTCAACATTACTAGAGATGGCACTCCTGGCCTTGCCAATGCTACTGTAACTCTCAATACTGAACTTTTCTGGCCAAGTAAAACTTTCTATGATTTGACTTCTGTTGTGCCATCTGACACAAGAAAGACATTTGGATCATCTGACGTTGAAGTTACTGGTAGAAACAATATAACATTTAGAGATATCATTCTTAAAAATGAACATAGCGTTTTAATTAAAGATGATAAGACATTTACGTTCAACTTAAAAGAAAAACCATTAGAATCACAAAAATTTGTTTCTAGAATTGGTGTAAGTACAATCACATACAGTACAACATCACTTTCCGCTAGGGGCCCGATATTCAAGACTAAAATCAACTTCCCAGGCAAAGGATATACAGTTCTTCCAAGAGTTATTGGTTTTGCAAGTACACAGGGTCAAGATGCTATCGTAAAAGTCTCCTCTCCCGAAATAGGACAGATTGATACTATTGAAAGAATAAAAGACGGATTTGATTACCCAACGGATCCAACTTTACTACCATTCTTAGCAGTTCCCGCTATTGTTGATATTAGCGGTATTGCTAGGATAGATGAAGTACAAGTTATTGATGGAGGACGTAGATATAACCAGCCACCAACTCTTGCAGTCAGAGGTAACAGTAATGTGTCAATCGCAGCACATGTATCTGGTGGAGCTGTTGATAGTGTAGAAATTATACAAAATGCGTTTGAGTTCAAAGAACCTTTGAGTATTATTACAACTAATAACTCAAATGGTTATGATATAGACAATATTACTCATAGTGGTACTACAGTTACTGCTGAATTGTTATTGGATGCACAATTCAACGTCCCAGTGACAACTGGTTATGCATCTACAGAAGTTAAGTTACCATTTGCGATTGGTGATAGGGTATTTGTTGAAGGTTGTAGAATTAAACCAACATCACTACAATCAGGTGAAGGTAACTTCAACTCATCCGATTATGACTTCTCATTCTACACAGTTACAGGTGTAAACACTACAAATGCAACTGTACAGTTCAGCATGGCAGATGCGCCTGGAATATCTACAGTTACACTTGGAACTTATGATGATGACTTCACATTAGGGTCTATTGTAAACTTCAATGACATGGCGAAGTTTAATATGACTATTATCAATGATGCTAAGTACTTATCTGGTGAGAAAGTTACATCTACTAAGTTTGAAGGATTTGTAGCAGAAAATGGTTGGAATGTTAACATCAGTCAACTTAGATTGAGAGATACTATCGGTACTCTCTTACCTGGCGATACATTGTTTGGTCAAGTATCTGAGTTGAAAGGAAATGTAAGAGATGTCAACAGATTCAGCGTGCCAACAACTCTTGGTGTTACAAGAGACAAAGTTTCTAAAAATGACTTAAATTTTGGTATTCTTAACGATTTCAGTCAGAGATTATCAGATAACTTCTACTTCCAGAAATTCTCATATTCAATTAAGAGTAATTTACCATATAACACATGGAAAGAGTCTGTTAAATCAATTGTTCATCCATCTGGATTCTTAGAGTTCTCAGATCTTGTTATTGAGAGTAATCCTAAGAATGATGCTAACACATTAGACTTAGTATCTGTTGGAATTGCCAAATCCAATAATATGAGAGTTCAAGCAGTTGATACTACAGTTGACCTTATCTTGAACATTGATCGAGAGATGTATATGGGTAAGAGAGATAATTTTGCTATGGTTACGGAAGATGATGCATTAGATGATGGTTCTGTACAAAGAATCTTCTTCCCAGAAGGTAGACCAATTAAGAGTTTCATTATGAACAAAACTAATAAGGTTTTGAACTTAGATGATATCTCAAGCGGGTTTACAGGAGAACATGACAGAACTGGTACGTTAGTTGGAAGTAGACAGTTCCAATTAAAAACTAATGGTAATCCAGCATTTAAAAAATCATATAATGCAGCATCAAGCACCGATGTAAACCTTCCTCTGAATATTATCAGTATTCAGAATCATGATTTCCAAACTGGACAAGTGGTAAACCTTGATACTCAAGGTGGATCTAAGATCGGTATTGCGATTACATCATATACAACAGGAACTAAAGACATTGTAATGGCTGCAGTAACTTCTGGAGTAGGTGGTAGTTCTCTGTTTGAAAATGGATATAACGTTCAAATTCCAGGCCCTGTAACAGGAACTGCTGTTACACAAAATCCTCCAGGCGCAGTGTTCACATTGTATGGATTTGGTAGTGCTGATGGTGGTTTGCCTGGCTTCACCACAACTGGATCTGGTGCTAGATTCCAAGTTAAGTTTGACTTTGATCAAGGAACTGGACAGTGTATATCTACTGCTGTTGTTCTAATTAGTGGTGGTGAGGGTTATATTGTTGGTGATACTGTAGGTATCGCTGGTACATATCTTGGTGGTGCAACACCAGCTAATAATTTGTTGTTCCCTGTTACTAAAACAACAGGTTCTAGAGTTGGTATACAAACAACATACACTAATGTTCCATCTACAAATAATGGATCTGGTTCTGGTGCGATCTTTAATATTACTAGAGATTCTAATTTAGATATTTCTAATGTTGGTGTTGTAACTGGTGGAACTGGATATGCTTCAACCAATGTCATAACGATTGCTGGAACATATATTGGTGGTGCGACTCCAACTAACAATATAGAATTGACTCCTGTAGAGTGTGGAACAAACATCATGCCTAATGAATTGTTTGTTCAGAAGGTTGATGATGTAAACTTTAGGGTTTCTGGTCTATCAACATCATTACCATTTGAGTTTACTGGTTTAGGAACTGGTACACATCTTCTCAAAGTTCAAGATCCAAACAAACAAGCATTGATCTTGATTGATAATATTATACAGACACCTATCACAAATAAACTCTTAACTGTAGAGGTCTCAGATGCTATTAGTGCAAGTGGTGAAAACATCACAGTTGGTGCTGGTATTGGTTCACTATCAAAAGGTGATATCCTCAAGGTTGATGATGAATTCCTTAAGGTAAAACAGATAGGAGAGGCGACATTTGCACAAGCAAAACAAGCTGTCGCAAATAAAGTTGTTGATAATAATTTCTACTATGATACAAAGAGAGCTAACTCAAATGTATTGAATGTAGACACAACAACTGCTACTATGGATGATAACCCTCCATATTAACTATAAATAAAGAAAAAACGTTTTTAAGTAATGTCTAAACAAGGGATTAGTACTGGTTCTGCTCCGAATGACGGCACAGGTGATACCCTGTTGGCAGGAACTATAAAGATTAACAATAATTTTAACGAGATATATGATACTTTCGGAGATGGTACTAATCTTGTAAGCTTTGTTTCTTTTGCCACTACAGCTGGTTACTCAACAAATGCTGGTATTGCATCAACATCAACTTTTTCTGGAACTGCTGCTGGTGTTTCGAGTGATATCAATATCAATACAACTGGTGTTGTAACAACATCTTATGGTGATATTGGTAAGATTACAATTCAACAGCCTGGTGCAATCACAGATGGCCCTGTTGAAGTTGGTTTTGCTGCAACAATGTTCCGTATCAAAGCTGATGGTATGGTGGGTATTGGAACATCACTTCCAACATCACAGATGGAAGTTGCATCATTCTCAAATGAAAGACCAACTATATGGGCAGTTGCAAAAGGTAATGGACATGGATTGCGAGTATCCGATCAAGAAGTATCAGATAATAAGTCATTTGTAGTTACCAACGAAGCATATACTGGTATCGGTTCTACTGCTCCGACATGTAGATTAGACGTACAAGGTGACGTTCTAGTCGGTGGTGCAAGCACCTTAATGGATCAAGTCAACTTCAATTCTGATATCACAGAGAAGGTTGTAGGAAACTATAGTGATATTATGCAAGTAAGTGCAGGCGGCACATTTACTATTGATGTTTCACAAGGATCTGTAGTCGTCGGAGTTGCAACAACAACAATCACTTCATGGGCATTTACAAACGTAAGTGGTGAAAACAGCAAGGCAACCACAGCAACACTTATCATCAATGCTGGAGTTGGATATACTTATGGTGATCCATGTACTGTAAATGGAGCTACTATTGCAACAGGAGTAAAATGGGTTGGAGGTAATCCACCACCATCAACGGCAAATGATGACATTCTAACATTCAGTATCATAAGAGACGGCACTGGTGTTACCAGAGTTTATTGTTCAAGTTCTATTAACATTAGTTGAGGAAGTAGAGTAAATGCCAAGAACTACGCCTGGACAAGGAGTTCTACTAAGACCAACTTTTAACTCTGTTTATGGAGTAGTTAATATTGAGGTTTTAGATGGAGGAACAGGCTATGCACAAACAGATCCACCTAAGATTGTAATAGAGGGTACAGCTACCCCTAGTGTAGAAGGAGTTTTTTACCCTAAAATATCTGGGGTTGGAACAGTATCAGAAATTATTATATTTAAAACTGGTGCTGGATATTTTCCTGTATTCAATCAATCAGCACAATCAGGTGTTGTTGTAGAGAGAGGTGCATTTGGATCAATAGCTACAACTCATGCTTCTGCTGGTATAGGATACTCTGTTTTTGCTGGTGATTACAATATTGTTGACGATAATATATTCTTTACAGATGCACCTTACGGAAAAACAGGCCCTCAAGGATTACAGACTAACTCTTCATTTTCTGGTAGATTATTTTCTAGAAAGTTAGATTCATTTGACCCTAAAGATAAAAACGTAATTTTAGATGATATTTCATTAGAGTTTACAGGTATCGCAGGCACACAATTTACACTGACTGAAAATACAGGTATTGTCACATCACTCTACAATAGTGTGAACACAGGCGTTGACATAAACAATAATCCATTTATATTAATCAATAATGTTGTTCAGACGCCAGGATTAGACTTTGAAGTAATAGACAATGCAACAAATAAACTTAATTTCTTAAGTGGAGTTCCAAGAGCGGGAAGAATTAATAAAGTAGGATTACAGACTGGTGCTGGATATTACACTCCACAAAAGGCAGCTGTAAGAGTTGGTGTTGGTTCTACAGGTAGTCTTCAGTTCATTCAAATTGAAGGTAAAGGTCAAGGTTATAATGAAATACCAGAAATTACAGTTAGATCATCTCAAGGTTATGGTGCAAGTATTACCGCACTTTTAGGTCAATCATCAACGACCAGTGTTGCAATTAGTACTGCAATCTATAATCACATTGCTGGTGTTGCTACATTTACAACTGGTAGTGCTCATGGATTTGAAATTGATGATAGAGTAAGAGTTACAGGTGCTGGATTTACGTTTGCACCAGTATCTACTGCAAGAAATATAGGTTCATTTGGTTATGATTATATTACTGGTATTGCAACAGTTCAAGTTTTTGGTGGCCACTATATTGGTACAGCTGGAAATCAAAGCAAAAACCTACTTATAAAAGAAGTTCAAGTTACAGAGGGTATATCTACTTTCTTATTCAGAGAAGATGGATACCCAATCGTAAGTGTTGCTAGTACTCAAATAGTAACAGTCATGGCTGGTGTAGGTACACAACCATTGACATATGTTAGTGGTGGTCTCGTTCAAGCTGGTATTGATACTGCAATCATGGACGGTAGAAACGTCACAGGTTTTGATGTAATCGGAGCGACTGCAAACACCTTTAAAGCTTTTGTTGGTATATCGAGTTTTGCACACAACTACGTTGGTGGTGGTGTTGTAAACAGAGCAGAAGCAGGTATCATTACAAACTTCAGTATTGTGGAGGGTGGAACTGGATTCTTTATTCCTAAACATATTGAACATATCAATCAAAACCCTCCAACTGGTATTACTACAATTACAGCCATTGGTGATAAAGATGGTGATTCAAAAAATATAAACGCACTAGAATATGATTCTCTTTCTGGTGTTGCAACTATTACTTCTGCATCTGCTCATGGATTGACAACTTCAAGCGTTGTCAAGTTATCTGGTATCGCATTTAGCACAGGTGTTGGAGATATTATATTTCCGTCCGACACTCAAAAGTATTTTGGTGTTACTGGTATTGTAAGTACACTTAACTTCAATGTCAATATTGGTATTGCAATGACTACCACTGGTATTCACACTGCCAATGTTGGATCTGGTATTGGTTCATTCATTCCATACAAAGGTCATGGATTAGAGAATGATGACTTTATTCAGGCTACTGGTATTGCAGTCACGTTCACAAGTGCCCCTGCTGTACAAGTTGGTCATGTTGAGTATGATGAGTCATCTGGTATTGCAACTGTTACTACAAGAAAAGATCACAATCTTACAGAAGATGATTGTGTGGTTCTTTCTGGTATCGCTTTTACTTGTGATTATGACCCTGCGTTAAATATCGGAACTGCAGCATATGACAATATAACTGGAGTTCTAACTGTCACCACTGCTGATCCTCACGGATACAAGCTAGGTAAAGATGTTATTCTAACTGGTCTTGCATTTACATGTGCTTTAGATAACGGTGCTTATCAACATTATTATCCAAGAAGTAGGTCAACTGCGTATGATACTTCTATTCCAATCGTAGGTTATTCTGGAACTGCACTTGAAGTAGATGTCGGTATATCTCGTGTAAAGAATCAGTATATCCATAGATTTGAGGAAGCTCTTCCTGGCGCATTGATATACGGTGGAGATTATCCTCACTTATTCCTCCGTGCAGAAGAAGGTGCATTACTAACTGGTGGCCCATTCTTACATGAGTTCTACAGTGCAACCGCAACATCCACATTTGCTGGTGGTGATTATGCACACACATATGTGAGTTCTGATGCAAAAACTATTAAAGTTGGTGGAGACTATGAGCATCAATTCGTAGCTTCCGAAACCATACCTAACTCAATATCTATAGTTGGTGGTGGAACAACAACACCTACTAACGCTGACTACAATCCTGGCACTGGATCTTTGGTGCTGACTGTTGCGAATCATGGTCTTTCAGGCCCTACACAACACTCAATAACAACCGCAAATTATAACCCTATTGTGGGTATCATGACTTTGACCATGCCTAGTCATGGATTCTCAAATGGTGATGAAGTTAGAATAGCAGATGAATCTATAGGTTGGAAGTGTTCATTAGACGCATTTACATCAACCAAATATTATCCAAGATCGACTGATCCTATAAGTGACTCGTGGATACCAATCAGTAACGTTTCTACCGATACATTTGAAGTCTTTGCTGGTATTACTACCAGATTGGATTACACAGTGTCTGGGGCGGACTACACACCCTCTGTAGGTGTTATGACAATGAGTATTGGAACTCATGACCTAACAGTAGGACAGAGTATTAAGTTCAGAGATGGTTCATTAGGATTCTCATGTACTGCTGACGGAAATAGTTCTACAAAATACTATCCAAGAGCAAAAGATCCAACTTACAATACTGCCGTTCCAATCACAGGTATAGCTGGGACGACTATCACAGTCAACGCTGGTATCTCAACTATTGTCAAATATAACATAAGATTTGCAGACTATACACCAGCGATAGGTGTTATGACTGTATCTGTTGATAGATTGCATGGTTTTCAAGCTGGTGAGTCTATCAAATTTAAAAATGGATCTTTAGTATTCAAATGTGAACAAGATGGTTTCCAAACTAATCACTTCTATCCAAGACCAAGTGACCCTTACTATGATAAACCAGTAGAGATTATTGGTGCTGCTGGTACTATGTTTACAGTCAACGTAGGCCCTACAACTTCTGCTAATGTTTACACATTTGTACCTAATCAAGGTATAGCTGTTGAGGGTGTTATCTCTGGTGGTGATTATCCATATTCATTAGTTGGTATTGGTACTGATGCAGTCATAACTGGTGGTGGAGATTATACACCTTACGTTTATGTTTCGTCAAATGCGAACAACGTTGAAAGACCATCACAAAGAATACAGATAGCAGAGGGTGCATTATCATTTAAGTGTGCTAAAGATAACTTTGCAACTATACATGCATATCCTCGTAAGACAGACCCAGTATACAATACAAACATAGGAATTATTTCAGCTACCACTAACACCTTTGAAGTGAGAGTTGGTGTATCTACAATCGAAGAGCGTTCAATATCAACATCAACATACAACCCTGCAACAGGTGACTTTGTGATGAATGTTGGTGCTGGACACTCGTACATCAATGAGTCAGCCCATACAATTTCGACGGCAACGTACAATACTAGTACTGGTGTACTAGAACCAACTATTGCAAATCATGGTTTTGTTGCTGGTGAATATGTCAAGTTTGGTTTGGAGTCTATTTCATTCAAATGTGACATTGATAATAATGTTGCTACCAAGGCATATCCAAGATATTCCGATCCATATCTTAATAAATGGTTGCCAATTTATAACGTTGGTGTAAACACATTTTCTGTTTATGTTGGTATTGCAACTCTTGGAGGAAGTCACACATTCGTATCTGCTACTGCTGGTGGTCTTAAGAAGGCCAGAGATACAGTTGGTATTAATACTGCATCTATAATATTCACATGTGCTAGAGATAATTACGCAACAGAACACGCCTATCCTCGTCCTGATGATCCTATTGGTGGTAATGTATCCGTTGGTATTGGTTCTACATCTGCTGATACTATAACAATCAATGTTGGTGTATCAACAATAGTTAATTATAATATTTCAACTGCATCTTATACAGCTAGCACAGGTATTATGACCGTGTTCTCTAATGTTCATGGATTCAATGGATCATACGTTAGAAATGTAGAATTTGCAACTTATGATGCTGGATCTGGTATTATGACTGTGACATCTGCTGGTCATGGAATGGTTACTGGTAATAGAGTTCAGTTTGAGAGAGATTCTATAAGATTCAGATGTAAGATGGATGGTCGATTATCCATCAAGAGTTACCCAAGAAGAAAAGATCCATCTGATCAAAAATGGTTATCAGTTACAACTGTTGATCTTGATAAGTTTAGCGTAAACGTAGGAACATCTCCTCTAGTTTATCATACTCCTACAAGTGGATCATACGATCCTTTCACTGGATTGATGACAATTGATATTGGATCTCATACCCTCCAAAAAGGAACTTCTGTCAAGTTAAAAACAAATGGATTCAAATTTACTTGCGCTTTAGACAATCATGCGACATTCCACTATTACCCAAGGAAATCTGGCCTCAATGGCCCAGATCCTGCTTACAATACTGCTGTTAAGATTACTGCTACTACAGATACCACCATTACTCTGGACGTAGGAACATCATCTAATCAGACTGAACATATTTTAGTATCTGCTGTCAATAATGCGGTTATCAGTGGTGGTAATTATCTTCATACTTTTGAAAACGCAAAACTCGGCGGAATGCTGATTGCTAGAGATACTCTTGGTCTTGCAACAGATTCTTATACATGGAGATGTTCACAGGATAATTATGCAACAGATCACACATATCCTAGAAGCACTGACCCAATACACAATGTAGAAGTTGGTGTTGTCACCTCTACCTTGGATACATTTACAATCAATGTTGGTATTACATCTAGAGTTAAGTTCAATGTAACTAATGCTACCTACGATGCAAATAGTGGATTGGCGACAATAACTACTGACTCATCACATGGATTATCAACTACAACAAGTGTTGGTCTAGTCACAGGTGGATTGATTTACTCTTGTGCTATGGATCAGTATGCAACAGAACATCCTTACCCTAGAACTACAGACCCAGCACACAACACCGCATTATATCCAACTGCCGTAACATCTAACAACGTAACTTTGAATGTTGGTGTTTCTACTAGGGTTGCATATAATATCAACCATGCAGACTATCATGAGTCTATAGGTATCATGACAGCATTCTTACCAGTTGTTCATGGTATTACAACTGCTGCTGGTGTTGGTAGAAATGTAAAATTAAGAACTGAGGGAATTTTATTCTCATGCTCACAGGATAACTATACTACAAAACAATTCTATCCAAAAGGGGGAGATCCTTATTACAATGGATCTCTGATTACTAGAGTCATTGACAATAATACTATTGAAACACAGGTAGGGCCATCTACCACACCTAGTTTCTACAATAGCGGTGGTAAAATTCAAGGTGTCATACTTGCACCTAGACTGAATAACAACTCTCCTAGTGGAACTGACTTTGCTGCTGGTGGTACATTTGTAGATAAGATTATCGACAGTAAAACATATGTTGTTAATGTTGGTATTTCAACTGTAGATCACAACTATGCAAGAGCTGGATTATCACAAAAAGGTAAGAGAATTGCATCTTCTATAGAACAAGGATTCTCTGGTTTTGATGTAATTGAGAAACTAGATTCTGCAACCTTCAGAGTCAATGCTGGATTAACAACACAGAAAGCATTGTATAAGAGAGGTGGTGAAGTAACTAAACCAGTATTTGTTGATGTTACAGAACCAGACAAGATGTTTAGTAGAAATCTGGTATATGCTTCAGGTAATTCAGGTATTGGAACAAACTCTAAGATTGATTTCCGTATCAATGTTGATGGTAACATTTCAGAGTTTAATATTCTTGAGGAAGGAACAGCATTCAAAGTTGGTGATAATTTAACAGTTTCTGGTATTGCAACAGACCCAAGAGTAGGTGTGTTAACAGAATTCAAACTAACAGTTGAAGAATTAGAGAATGATAGTTTCTCTGGATTCTATCCTGGCCAATTTATATTGTTTGACGACATCGCACCATTCTTCAACGGAACTCGCAAGAAGTTTACTCTATCAGTAACAACTAGCGGTGTGACAGAGATATTAAGTCTTAAGACATTGCCTGGTAGTGACATGGAGATTACAAATAATATCTTCATCTACATTAATGATATTTTACAAACACCACAAACCTCTTACACATACAAGGGTAGTAGAGTTATATTTACTGAAGCACCAAAACCAAATTCTAAGTGTTCTGTATTCTACTTTAGAGGATCTAAGAGAGATGTTGAAACTGTTGAACCAGTTCAGTCATTGAAGCCTGGTGATACAGTCCAAATTAAAGAAAACAGATTTGATATAACAGACGTAGATCAGTTCGAGAGAACAAGTAAGAGAATCGTTGCTTCCGATCTCTTAGAAACATTTACATATAGTAGCATAGGAATCAACACTGCACAAGACGCTGATAGACCTCTTTCATGGGAGAAACAAAGAAGTGATCAAATTCTTTCTGGTGTATTAGTATCGAAGGCAAGACCTAGTTTGAAGAGTAAGGTTCTACCTACAACTAGACTAATCAAAAATGTTGGTAAGACTGATGATACCATTTACGTCAACAATGTGTATCCATTATTCAACGCTATTGATAAACTTATACAAGCAGAAAATAGTATTCAGATATTCGATGATAATGAAATTATACCAGGCGTAGTAACATCTATTGTTTCTACATCCTCAAGTATATCATCTCTGACTGTAAGTTTTGGTGGTACGGGGTATTCAATTACAAATCCAGAAATTTCAATATCTAATGCTAAGATCAATCGTAAAGACCCAATCAAGGATTGGAAGTTTGATGGTATTAGTGGTATTATTCAGGCGGTAAATTTCAAAGCAATCACACAGTCAGAACCATATGTAGCTGTTGGTTCAAGTAGTTACTACATGAACACTAAGAGTGGTACTTTCTGGGAAAGAGGTCAAATAGGATTTGGTAATACAGTTCAGTTTAATGGTGTGGGTATGGGATACTCACAAGGTAATACCAACGTCAATTATGTCATGGCAGTTGGAGATGGTGCTTCAATGGCAAGATCAGTTGCAATTGGTAATAGTATGTCTGCTTGGACTCCTATTGATTTGAAAGAGAAGAGAGTAATCCCTGCAATAAACGTAACTAATACATTTGACAGTACATACACTGGTAGTTTCAAGGATGTTATCTGGGAGAGGTCAAGAGATACATGGGTTGCAGTTGGTGCTGCTGGATCTATCTTTACTGCGGTTGGTATGACAACAGCAGAGGCATTCAGTCAATACTCTGGAACTCTAGAAACATTGAACTCTATCGCATACGGACAAGCAGAATTCATTGCAGTTGGTAATGGTGGTGCTGTTATTGCTTCTAATGATGGTCTAATTTGGTCAGATAAGGTAAGTAATACAGTTCAAGATATTAATGATGTCATTTACGATGGTAGTAAATTTATCTTTGTTGGTAACAACGGAACCATTGGTCTCTCCACTAACAAGAATTTCTGGCAACCTTACAGTCAACAATTACCAGCTGGTACACAACACCCTGCGACATTTGACTTTGCTAAGATCAAATACTTCAATAACTTCTATATTGGTATTAGTACAGTAGGAGATGTTTACTACTCATTTGATCTAGCAAACTGGAATAAGAGAGATATAACACATCCAAACGAAATTCGTGATATTGCGAATACACCATACGGTGATTTCAATAGCACAAGAATACTCGCTGTAGGTAGTGGAACAACTCAATTCTATGCTGACCCAGTTATCAACAGAGCGACTGCAACTGCATCGGTAACTGCTGGTGTAATAACCTCTGTAACAGTTACAGATGGTGGATTTGGTTATGATGTTGGTAGTTCACCCCCAGTTCTTGTTCAAACTGACAAGACTAGGAGAGAAGATATATTCTCTATAAATGCAAAAGGAGACTTTGGTGATATTGTAGGAATAAATACATGGTTGCCAGGCACTGCCAACGTATTACCTAGATTAGCATTTACATTGAAATCTCAATTCAATGATAACACTAACTTAGGATATGGATATTCTTCACTCAACCAGCTTGGAGTGAATTTCACTGGATTGCAGAAAGGTGACTTCTTCACCATCTATGATAGTCCTTTAGTTGTTGGTCATGCACTTACTGGTATTACAACTTCTAGTGGTTCAAATGTAGCCGTTGGAATGGTGACTGAGGGTGACTATTTGGGAGGTGTATTCAGAGTAGAAACAATCACTCCTGGCGATGCAGTCTCTGGACTTGCCACTGTAACGTGTGCGTTCTTGCCTGGCCCTATATCATACGGTAACAATGTAATCCAAGTTGGTCTTGCTGTAACAGCAAACACAGATACCTTCTGGGGTAAATATAGTTGGGGTCAAATCTACGGATATCAGAATCGTGGTTCTGGAAGTCCCGAAGAATTTTTCGTCAATAACATGAATGGTAATACTGGATTATCTACAGCATCTGTAGTTTCCAGAAAGAAACCATTAACTTAACCACTAAATAAAAGAAAAAAACGTTTTTTTAAAATGCCTGCTATTATATCCGAACAGTTTAGAATTCTAAATGCCGAGACTTTTGTGAAAAGTTTTGTCGGAGTCGGATCTACTGTAAACAAATATTATGCTTTCATGGGATTACCAAATTCCATCGAACCAGCGGCAGGCGGTACTGCCACATGGGCCACAAACACCCCTGCACCTTTAGATGGATTCGAGGAGGAATACTCCATAAAAGAGTCTATCATTGCGATGAAGAAGGTTACGGACAAAGATGTTCGCAGACTTTGTAGAAAGGTAAAGTGGGTAGCTGGAACAACCTATGAAATGTACAGACATGACTATAATATTTACAATTTAACACCAATTACTTCACAGGGTAGTTTGTACGAAGCAAATTACTACATAGTAAATGAAGACTTGAAAGTTTACATCTGTCTACAAAATGGATCAGACCCAGAGAACCCAAAGGGGAGGCCTTCATATGACCAACCCACATTTGTTGACCTTGAACCAAGGGCAGCTGGCACTAGTGGCGATGGTTATGTTTGGAAATACCTTTACACGATTAAGCCATCCGAAATCGTTAAATTTGACTCTATTGAATACATACCAGTGCCCGAAAACTGGGGGACTGAGGGCGAGACTGTTGCAACACAGGCTAATGCTATAGATGGAAAGATCGAAGTTATTGTTGTCAATGATCGAGGCTCTAACTATCAACCGATCAGTACATCTTTTGCCAATGTTCCGATTCTCGGAGATGGATCAGGAGGAAAGGCTACAATTACGATTGATTCTTTCGGAAAGGTATCTGAAGTATTTGTTACAGATGGAGGAGAAGGATACACCAACGGATCTATACAGTTCTTTCCAGGCGCTCCTGGCTCTGAGTCTGGCGGTGTTCTTGCTAACCTTACCAACACAGGAATAGGAACGACATCTATTGCTGGTTTTAGTGTCATAATTCCACCAAAGGGAGGACACGGCTACGATGTCTACAGAGAATTAGGAGCATATAGAGCATTACTATATTCTAGATTTGAGACGTTAGAAACTAACCCTGACATAATTGAAGGTAATGACTTTGCTAGGGTTGGACTTATAAAAAATCCCACTGTATTTGGTAGTAGTACAGAATTACTAGACACTGCGATGGTTAGTGGTCTGAAGGCGGTTAAACTTGCTGGTGTAACGACAGCTACAACTTATGCCGTTGACTCTCAGATAACACAAACAGTTGGTTTAGGATCTACTGCGATAGGATATGTTGCATCATGGGACAACGTTACTGGAGTATTGAAGTATTATCAACCAGCTGGTGCAGCATCAAGTGCTACTGGTTACAAGATAATTCCATTCACCTCTAATCCTGATACTGGTTATGGAGTCACTATTATTGGTTCTTCTGTAGTTGGTTCAATGTTGTCTATAGACACCTCTTACAACGGTGTCAGTACCTCAATAAATAATAAGACATATCAACTTGGTATGAGTTTTAGTTCTGGTATATCATCAGCAGAATTTAATACTAAGTCAGGTGAAATAATCTATATTGATAACAGAACTGCGATCCCTAGATCCGCAAGTCAAAAAGAAGACATCAAAATAGTGCTGGAGTTTTAAAAGCAAATGCCACAGAATACCAACTTAAATTCATCTCCATACTTTGATGATTTTGAAGAACTAAAAAATTATCAGAGGGTACTATTCAAACCAGGCTTACCTGTACAGTCTAGGGAACTTACTACACTGCAATCTATTCTACAGAATCAGATTGAGAAGTTTGGTAAGCATTTTTTCAAAGAAGGTTCTGTTGTAATTCCTGGCCAAATTGCATATGATTCGGACTACACTGCTGTACAAATTGATGATACTCACTTAGGTATTCCTATATCTCTCTACCTAGAGAACTTAATAGGAAAAAAGATTAAAGGTGAAACTAGTGGTGTTACTGCTAAAGTAGAAAATTATATTACAAACAGAGAGTCATCTAAAGGTGCATATACTCTATACATCAAGTATCAAAGTTCTAGTGATACTGATTTTTCTAGAGTAATCTTCGCAGATGGCGAAAACTTAATATTAGAAGAAGATTTAAACTATTCTCTTTCTAGTATCAGATCTGGTGCTAGTTTTGCAACAACAGTCATATCCAACTCAACATCCACTGGTGCAGCTGCAAAGATTGCTCAGGGTGTCTATTTCATTAGAGGATTTTTTGTCACCGTTGCTGACTCCACAGTTATATTAGATCAGTATAGTAACTCACCATCATATAGAGTTGGTTTATTAGTCAAAGAAGAGTTAGTTACTGCTTCTGCATCTGACAACGATCTATATGATAATGCAAGAGGATTCTCAAACTTTGCAGCGCCTGGTGCTGATAGATTTAAACTATCTACAACTCTAATTAAGAAATCTCTCACAGATCTAAATGATGAGAATTTTGTAGAATTGATGAGGATTGATAATGGTGAATTACAAAAATTTGTTAAAGAATCAAACTACAATTTAATTCGTGATGAACTAGCGAAGAGAACATTTGATGAATCAGGACATTACTATGTAAATCCATTTAGTGTTTCCACTAAAGAATCTTTAAACAACAGAGTTGGTAATGATGGTGCCTTCTACTCAAATCAATTAACTCAACAGGGTAATGTTCCTACAGACGATTTAATGACTTTGAACATAGGGCCAGGAAAAGCCTATGTAAAAGGATATGAAGTAGAAACAATTAGTACTACATCCATAGATGTAGAGAAACCAAGAACTACTGATAGAGTATTCAATGAATCTATACCATTCAGTATTGGTAGAAAAATAGAACTCAATCATGTAAGTGGTTCACCTCCTATTGGAATAGGTACAGACTCATATG